CTTCTTAATCTTGCGCTCGATATTTCGGCTGCAACAGGAAAACCGCTTGAAGCTGTATCGAATGCGCTTGGCAAAGCCTATGAAGGCAATACGAGCGCGCTTGGCAAATTGCAGGTGGGCATTTCTGCCACGGAAGCGAAAACGCTTGGCTACACAGGATCGCTGCAAAAATTAACCGATCTTTATGGCGGCGCAGCTGCTAAAAATGCAGATACATTTCAGGGGCGAATCGATCGCGTCAAAGTGGCATTCGATGAAACGAAAGAAAGCATCGGCACAGCTCTTTTGCCAATTGTCGAAAAGCTTTTGGGCTTTATCACAAACACGGTTTTGCCAGCTTTCGGCAAATTGTCTGATGCTTTAAGCGGATCAGGCGAAGGCATTTTGGCGCGCTTCACAGCAATTGCCAATTATGCGCGCGACTTTGTGACGCCAATATTTGATGCGGTGCGCGGCGCATTCGACAAAATCGGCACGGCAATTAAGGATCAAAAGCCTAATTTTGACAGCATTGTGACGACATTGGGTGAAATCTACGATTGGGCGAATAAATACATTATCCCAATTCTTAAAACGGGCTTGGTCGCAGCGGTTCAGACTTTTGGATCAGCCGTTTCCACGGCGATTTCCATCGTTGTGCCGATCATTGAAAAGACTTACGACGCAATTAAATCAATCGTGAATTTCATCATTGACATTATAAACACCGCAATTTCTGTATATAACAAAGCTAACAACATTTTTGGCGGTAAAGACATTGCACCAATTGGCAAGATAGGTGCAGGGGCGACGGGCATGACGGGATCAATTCCCACATCATCTTTGCCGTTTGGTGGCGCAAGCGTCGGCGGCGGTGGCGGTGTTGGCGCGATTGGTGGCATCGGTGGCGGCGGCGTCGGTGGCGGTGGATCGCTTGCGACGGCTGTCGGATCAGCTGTTGGCGGTGCGGTCGGTAAAACTCTAAAAACTTTGCCAAAAACTTTGATTGAACAAGTGACGGAAGAAAACGCATTCAAGCTGATTCCGCCAAGCGATTTCGATGTAGCAGCCTTTAGACGCGGCGAAGAAAGATCAATGATCCCGACGGTTCCTGCCGTGCCACGCTTTGATCCTGCCGCTGTGCGTCAGCGTGAAGAAGTCGGCAACACTTACAACATCACGGTCAATGGTGCGATGGATTCCGAATCCGTGGCGCGTCAGATGGTGACGCTTTTGAATGATTCACAAGCTCGCGGCACACTTGGCAGCGGTGCATTTGCCGTATGAGTATTTGGACACCTGATTGGCGCATTAAAATTCAGGGCGTCGAATATACAAATCTAACGCTTTCAACGCTAACAATCACATCAGGTCGCACAAATATCTATCAACAGCCTGTTGCGGGTTATTGTCGTTTGCAGGTCAAAAACAACGATCAAACACCGATTTCATTTGATGTCAATGATGGCGTAACGGTTGAAGTCAAAGACGATTCGGGCGATTGGGTTGTGCTTTTCGGCGGAAGCATCACGGACATCGACATCAATGTCAGCGGTGCAGGCGCAATCGGGATCAGCCAAACGATTTCCATTTTGGCACTTGGAGCTCTTGCGCGACTGCCGAAATCGATTTTTGAAGGCAATTTGTCAAGCGACACCGACGGTGTTCAAATCTTGGAAGTCTTGACCAATGTGCTTTTTGCCAATTGGAATTTAGTGCCGCCTGCCGAAACTTGGTCGGCATACGATCCCGCCGTAACTTGGGCAAATGCCGAAAATAATGGGCTTGGCGACATCGATGTCGGCGATTACGAGTTAGACAGTCAAAACAATCTTGACCAAGATGTTTATTCGCTGGTGGCAGGGCTGGCTCAATCGGGTCTTGGATATCTTTACGAATCGGCAAATGGGTTGATTAATTATGCCGACAGCACGCATCGCACCCAATATTTTGCGGCGAATGGTTATGTCGAACTCGACGCTAATCACGCTTTGGCTGGCAACATAACAACGCGTAAAAGATCAGGCGATGTCCGCAATGCCATAACCCTTGCTTATACAACAAGCGGCAATTCGACCGTTTCAGCCACCGATGCGACATCAAAAGCCATTTACGGTGAGCTGGCGCAGACCATTGTGACAACCCTAAAAAATCAGGGCGATGCTCAGGATCAGGCAGATTTCTATTTGACGCTGCGTGCCTATCCGCAATCTGTGTTTGATTCTGTGACTTTTGCACTTGGAAATCCTGAGATCGATGCAGCTGATCGTGACACGCTTCTCAATGTGTTTATGGGTTTGCCGATCAAAATCGTGAATTTGCCTGCCAATATGAATCTTGGACAATTTGAAGGTTTTGTCGAAGGCTGGACTTTTCAGGCAACCGTGTCAGACATAAAGGCGACGCTAGTGGTTTCGCCGCTTGCATTCAGCATTCAAAGCACCCGTTGGAATGGTGTGAATGTCGCTGAAACTTGGAATAGCTTATCTGTTACGATGGATTGGAATGAAGCCACCGTGGTGGCGTAAGGAGAGCAATGGCAACGACGACGAATTTTGGGTGGGAAACGCCCGACGATACCGATCTCGTCAAAGACGGCGCGGCGGCGATGCGCACTCTTGGCAATAGCATCGATGCTTCATTTGTCGATCTCAAGGGCGGCACGACCGGACAGGTTTTATCAAAAAATTCAAACACCGATCTTGATTTCACTTGGGTCGCGCAAGACGATTCAAACGCAATTCAAAATTCAATTGTCGATGCAAAAGCGGATTTAATTACCGCAACAGCTAATGACACCCCTGCTCGCCTAGCAGTAGGCAACAATGGCGAAACACTCGTTGCAGATAATTCCACTAGCACAGGACTCAAATGGGCTAAATCGCCCAATTTTGTTGGTTGTGGTGTGTATAAAGCATTAGCACAATCTATTCCCAATGCCACTTGGACAGTTTCAACTTTTAGTGACGAATTTTTTGATACTAACGGATTTCATAGCACAACAACTAACACATCGCGAATCACAATTCCCACGGGTTTGAATGGAAAATACAGAATAAGTGGTTCTGTTGTCTTTGGCAGTAATGCTACAAATATCAGGTCAATCGCGTTGTATTTGAATGGTTCTTCATTTAAAGAAATTTGGTTAAACCGCGCATCTGCCGCATTCACTACAATACAAACTTGGAACACTATTGCCGAAATAGTTGCAGGCGATTATTTGGAAGTTTATGTCTATCAAGATTCGGGCGGCGCGCTGGATATAAACGCAGGAACAGCGGCAACAAATTTCTTTGTAGAATATCTAGGAGCGTAAAATGGATTTATGGCAAATTATTTTTGATGCTTATCCCGAATTAAAAGATATTGTCACACCTTTTGAACCTGTTGTATTGCAAGATGATGCCGATGGTTTAGGTGCATTTATTGCAAAATGGGATTATGAAAAACCAATTCCTGCTGGTCTTAAATTGGGCAAGTAAGCGGAACACTCTAATAGGAGTTTTTATGACATATCCCGATCAAACACCTGCGCGATTGATTGACATCGCATTGCAAGAAGTGGGCTACATCGAAGAACCTGTGAATTTGACGAAATACGGCAAAAGCACGATGGCTGATGGGTTGCCGTGGTGCGGATCATTTGTGATGTGGTGCTGCACAAAAGCGGGCATCAAAATTCCATCGGTGGTCAGCACAGCTGCGGGAGCGCAGAAATTTAAGGATCAAAATCGATGGAGCGAAATACCGCAAAAGGGCTGGCTCGCTTTTATGGATTTTCCGCACGACGGCGTTGATCGCATTTCGCACATTGGCATCGTTGTCGATGTGAAAAAAGATTCTGTCATTTGCGTTGAAGGCAATACATCAGGCACGGGAGATCAGCGCAACGGCGGAATGGTGATGATCAAGGAACGCAAGATCGGCACGGGATCACCTGTTGTCGGTTATGGCATTCCGCGATTTGCACCGTATAACGGCGATTTTCCGATCGTCGATGCTCCCGATTCGGCTGCACCTGCAAAGCCGAAGAAAGCGAAGAAAAATGGTAAAGGCAAAG